TTTTCTCTGCCATCGCTACTGGGTAAGCATTTTTAGAATTTCTTGGGCTACATTCCCCATAGGAAAACTGATCTACCTTTCCTAATCTTGCATGACATTTTACGATAGCTGTGCTTTCGTCAGCTTTAATGGTTTCGTACTTAATAACCTGAACTCCAGAGACAGCTCCAATTTCTTCTATATATCGGTGGTACATAATTTGTGTACCATGACAATCCCATAAGGCTTTTTCTTGATCTATATTATATTTAATTAAAATTTTTTGTATTTTTTCGTCTATCATATTGTCCCCTCCTTTTTTGAAGCATCTTTAATAATTTCCTCTATCTCCTTTTGCCTTTCTTCTTTGTAGGTTTGTCTGGCAATTTCTTTTATTTTACTAATTATTTCTTCGTTGCTAATTCTTTTTAAATCTTCTGGGCTAATACCATCGGTGCATTGGATTTTATAAACCATTGTAAAACCTTTCCATTTGTTGCATATCTTCTTCTTGAATGTGAGCAAGAAAGATATTATCCTTGCTTCTTTTAATTTCAGACCAGTCCACTCCCACCATACAAGCCAACTTTTTTATGCTGCCGTCTGCCATCCTCAACATTTCCTGTCGTTGAATGTTGATCTGAATAAATTTATTAAAATAATATTTTAATCCTTCCTGTGTTAAGTCTTCACAGTTATGTTGGTTGAAAAGCAACACCCCATCTTCATCACAATAAAGAATGGCTGGTTGATATTCTTTTCCTAGATGTTGGGAATAAACCGCCATCGCAATCAGATGGGTAAATTGAGGAGATTTTAATTTGCTGGGCTTTGAACTATTCCAAACTTTTTTACCTTTATTTTTTTTAGCAGTGCTAAGATAAACTCTTGGAAATCTATTCTTATGTTCGGTAAATATTTTAAGAGGTTGATTACGACAATCAATCGCACCTTCGGTGGCAAGATTTAAAGTTTGACCCATGTACTTATTGTCGTACCAATTAGAAAAAGAAACTTCGACTTCCCAATCTTTCATGTATTTGCCTGAAATATCCATTAGCATTTGCAGATGATTTTCCACCATTTTTTTAATAATTTTTAAAATGAATTGTCCTTTGATTTTTTCCTTTTCTATAAAGACGGTATTGTCCAGCATAAATTTATATTGTTTTTCAACATCGCCAATTTTCATTTTGCCCATTAAAATATTTTGAAAGTATTGATGAATGGCTGTGCCAGATTTAAAGGAAATAGAGGGAGATTCAGGTTTGAAATTTAGATGGAGAGCTAAAGGATATTTAATGAACCACATCCAATTATTTAATGCTGTTTGAGAGGGAGAGGTATTAACTTTTTTAAAGTCCCCTTGCATGAAAGCTAGGTCTGTAAATCTATCATTTTTTTGCGACATTGCTGACGGATTATTGACAGAATAAGAGATAAAAGTCAATAGACAACATTAATAATATAGTGTATTTTATTTAATGCTCCCTAAAACCATTCAATATAAAAGACACATTATCAAGATAAGGTATATAGGGAGAAAGGAATCACAAGATTTAGATTGTGTGGGGATGTTCATTCCATCCGATAATGAAATTTTAATCTATAAAAATCAGTCCATAAAAAATATCCTCATAACCTTTCTACATGAGCTTTATCATCTCTTATGCTCAAAAGACAATATAAACGTAGGTAAATGTGGCGAAGAAAAATTGGTGGATAAATTAAGCGAAAGTTTTGTTAGATTACTAATCCACAATCCCAAGTTGTTAGGAGTTTTCCAGAAATTATTAAAATGAATCTACCTAAGGTTGAACTAAATTGGGAGGAAATTGTGGTAGGTGCAACCACAGGAGTTTTGAGGCAGACCGAAAATATGCGACAAAAAATTTCTTGGGGTAGTGGTGCAGATTTTGACTGGTATAAAAAGTGGGGACAAACTATTTCAGGGAGCTTGGCAGAACAGGCGTTGGCCAAAAAAATGCAATCTTATTTTTCCCATTCTGTTAATAACTTTCATGGATCTGATTTAAAAATTAATGGTAAATCTGTCCAAGTTAGATCACAATTAGAGAGTAAAAAAACAAACAACCTTATTGTGAGAAAGGGCTATAAAAAAACGGATTATTATTTTTTAGTTTTGGATGACCTTCCTACTTTTTATTTTGCTGGGTACGTTGCACCACATAATATAGAGAGGCTGGGAGAATGGACAAACTTTCATATTCAATCCAGACCTTATGTGTGGTCTATTCCCAAAGAAAAATTAACTCCATTAGAAAAATTTAAGTATGAAAGATAAAATTAATATTAAAATGTTCAAGCCTTTTGGCTCAACCATTTCTGAACAACCTTTGCCTGATAATTTAGTCAAGGATTTTTTGGCCGATCTTAAAATGATTAGAGGTTTATCTCCTGAAGAAAGACAACGATATTCATTTGCTCATAAATTAGTAGGTTCAGTTGATTCAGAATACATGGTTACGCCAGAGGTTTTATTAAAATATAAACATTCTTTCTTTGATGTTTGCATTACTGAATATTGCCAGACTTTATATCCAGATTTTAAGGTCAAAAGAATTGTAATCAATAGTTGTTGGTATATAGTTCAGAAAATAAATCAATTCAATTCCATCCATCAACACACCAACCATGCCGCCTGTGAACAAAAGCACCCACAAATTTCATGCGTTGGTTATTTGCAAATCCCTAAAATGATTCCCTTGGAATGTGCCAAGTCCCACCATGATATAAGCGGCTCAATAGAATTTTTTGAAGGATCAGAAAATTATTTTTCTTTTTCAACATGGCGGAGAAATCCCACCGAAAAAACTTACTTGATATTTCCAAGTCATCTAGCTCATTTTGTTGCACCTATGAATAGTCCTGATCCTGATGCTGAACGGATTAGCTTTAGCTTTAATGCGGTTGTGGAATTTGCGATAGCCAATGGGAAAGGAAATTAAATTTATTTTAAAATGTTATGGGAAAAACTGATTCATTTCCAATAGGAAAATATAATATTATTTACGCAGATCCTCCCTACTACTTTAAAAGTTATTCTCAAAGAGGTGAAAAAAGAAATGCAACACAACATTATAATTGCATGGAATTTAACGACATCTTACGGCTTCCTCTGTCTAATATTTGTGATGTGGATTGTGTATTATTTCTTTGGGTTACTGATCCTTTTCTTGAAAAATCCTTTGAGCTTATTAAAAGATGGAGTTTTACATATAAAACAGTGGCTTTTACTTGGGCTAAAACAACACAAACAAATAAATATTTTAAAGGGATGGGTTATTGGGTAAGAAAAAATCCTGAAATGTGTTTATTAGCTACTAAAGGAAAGCCAAAAAGATTATCAAAAAATGTTGAACAATTAATTGTAAGTCCAAGACGAAAGCATAGTCAAAAACCTGACTGTGTTAGGGATAGGATTGTAGAATTATGTGGCGATCTTCCAAGAATTGAATTGTTTGCAAGACCTCCTTTTGTTAAAGGTTGGGATCATTATGGCAACGAATAAAACTAAAGGCTTTCTAAAGGTTGAGCATGAATTGCTAGACAACACAGTTCTTAAACCAACTGAGAAGTGCCTGTTAATGCTCCTTAGAAGGCTCAAAAATGCTCCTAATGGTTGTTGCCCTAGTCATGCCTACCTAAAAAAGAGATTGGCTATTAAGCACCGCAAAACCCTTTTAAAGCATTTAGACCGATTGGCTATGTTTGGGTATATTTGTTGGCGAAATAGAGGCAAGAATTTGACCAATGAATATTTGTTTAGGGATGATCCTAATTTTGAAAGGAGTTATCTGAACAATCTCAAGTTGCGTTCCATTATGAGCAGAAAGCAAAAGGAACAATACCACCAAAGGTTGTTGCGACAGGGTTTGGCTAGTCGGAAGGTCAAATTTATCAAATAATCTTTCTTTAATTCTTGTAATTCTATCAAAATAGACTATATACAACGTATGGGTGCTTTTTAAGACCCTATTTATAAACTGTCTAAACAAGGAGGTTTAAATGACATTCAATAAATTACCCTCAATCTTTAACCAACTACGACCTATTTCAATAGGATTTGATAATATATTTGATCATTTTGAAAGACTTATGGATGACGGAGATGAGTTCTTTAGAACTCCTACGTCTGCCTTTCCTTTTTACAATATCGTAAAAAAGGAAAACCATCATTATGATATTGAATTGGCTCTTGCTGGTTATGAAAAAAAGGACATTGCCGTAGAATATTCGGACAATCTTTTAAGTATTAGGTCGGTTAAGGAAAATAAAACGGACAAGGACTCTAACGGAATAATCCATAGAGGTATTGCCAAAAGGTATTTTTCTAAGGTTTTTACTGTTGCTGATGATGTAGAAATCAAAGGTGCAGAACTAAAAAACGGCTTGCTTAAAATATCTTTAAAAAAGATTTTACCAGAAGGTAAAAAGCCCAAAATCATAGAAATCAAATAATATGAAAAAATTATTTAGGTTTTTAGAGGAATGGGGTTGGACAAGAGCAATCAACCGATTGAAACGACAAGGGCTTTTTCAAGAAACCAAAAATTACAGAAATTAAGTTGATTGAATAAGGGGAATTTGCTATCATTCCCCTTACTTTTTTTAGTGATCCAATACTACTTGGACTTTCAAAGACCACCAATTAGCATGACCAACAATATAGGCATAAGGTTTATGCCTTAATTTTGATGGTTTATCTACGATAGACTCCTGTACTGCTTTATGGCATTGAGCCATAGCTTGTTCAGGAGTTTTACCTTGGCCCCAAGCATGAGTTAAACCCCTTCTTCCTATTGCTTGGCAAAGGTAATAGTCATCATCTTTTTTTTCTGACATATTTCTCCTTTCAACCCTTAGTATATCACATTGACTTTTCTAAATTGGAGGTTGTATTTCAGTTTGTTGAAAACTAGAGCATCAAAATTTAAGGGTCATTTATTTTAGGTGCGACATCATGTCCTCTTTTTGAGCTTTGTGTCCAAATTGTGTTCTGCCTTTTTTTGCCCACAATTTCAGATTGAGCTAACAGGATCTTTACTAG